TCTGTTTTAATATCTTCTGTGTCTTCTTTATACATGTTACTCCAATACAGACTGGTTGATGCTGGTTTAAGAATTGGTTATAACGAATTTAGAAGATATTTTTTAGGTATTAGACCAGATAGCCAAGATACTGAACGATCAACTATAAAGCATCTTAAAGATCCAGACCCTAAAATAATTACTAAGGGTGATCTTGCTTTAAATGATGTTGTAATGATGGAATTCAATATACTAGAGTTAAATGATGAGACATGGTGGAGTTTTATTACTTGCCAAGTGCCAGAATTTGATGCTACTATGTTGTCAGAAATTCACTACATAGCATCAACAGATAAAACTGTTGAGTTGCCATCTACTTTAGTTGATGAAATGTTAAGTTTTTGGTGTTGTCATCCACATAATGAAGCAAGTTTTGCATTGAGTAGACATCAAATTTCTGCTTTTTTGCATAACACCACACTAAGTGCTTACGATCAAGGTAAGGCCAATGTATTTGCTCCCTTAATATGTTTTTATCATTATTATAAAACTCACTATTGTCAATCATCTATTTTCAGAGTAGATAGGAAACGTGTGAAGAATAATGTTAATCTACTAAGGTATGCATTGGTAAGGGATACATTACTAAACAGTGGAATAGCAGTAGTATGTTTATATGCCACATACAAAATAATAAAAAGCATTAAATTCATTACCAATCTTCTTAAACCAGCATCAACCAGTCTGTATTGGAGTAACATGTATAAAGAAGACACAGAAGATATTAAAACAGACTTAATAAAATATTCAATGGATGTATTCATTAGTCCAGTTGTGGAAGAAATTATGAGAACAATATTTCCAAAAACAACAACATGTGTATTAATAGGGTTAGAAGCTCAAGCATATGGGACACCAATTACAGCACCTTTTCACTCTTTCATGTATTTCTATCAGAAATCATGTGATAATAGTGGAGGTCATTGGTTATTTACACTCTTAAAGAAAATATTACTTCATGGAGCATATAATGATTTTGTTCATAATATTAGTGGAAATAAAAAAAAAATTGTGCGAAAATAAATTTGTATTATACAAATTTGCTAAATTAATAGGTATGGATGTGGATAAATTAATAACTGATTCAGATTGGTTATTTCCACCTATCCAACCTACAAATGGTGATTTAAGGGATGACGTTTATGTCTGTCCAGCATCATATTTAGGAATATTATATTCAAAAGCCAAGCAATTTTTCACTAAACAATCTAAAATAAAAAGAAAAAATAAAAAAATAATTAAGTATGAAATGAATCAATTTCCTAATTATTATCAACAACTAACTACTTTTCCAAAAATAAAAAATATTAACCCTACATCAAAAGTGATGGGTCCTTATCCCAATAAATTAACTATACCAATTCAAAAGACAAAATCTTTTTTATTTGGGATAGGGGATAGAGAATATCAACCAATTTTTTATGAATCAAACGTAGTCAATGAAAAAGCAGCATTAGATGGTCGTATTTTAAAACAAATGATCACACCTGATCCTGTTGCGGTTAAGGAATTTACAGCATTTTTTAAGAAGAATATATTCAAACTTCTACCTAAAACATACCGTACTAAAGTCCGGACCCCGCCATTCAAAGATTATATATTAAATTCTAATGCTCAACCATCAGTTAAAAGAACTCTAATTAAAATTAATTCTGAGTTAGAAGCTGAAGGAATTAACAATGAAACCAAGTTATCGTCCAAATTATTACAGAAATGGACAGTAAGGAAATCATTTGTCAAAGTTGAACATACAAATTATAGGTCAGGAGGTATTCACAAAGTAAAAGCACCAAGATTAATCCAGGGAGCTAAGCCACAGTATATTTGTCTAGTGGGACCATGGATTATGAAT